GACCGCAAGATCAATCACAGGCCACTCTATCGATGGTGGCCTTGGCTATGAAGCGCAGCCGACTACCCATTACTCACCATATCTGGAGTACGGCACTCGATTCATGGAAGCCGAGCCATTCGTAAAGCCGGCCTTCAACGAGCAGAAAGAGAAGTTCATATCCGATATGAAAAAACTGGTAGGTGACTGATATGGATGCGCAACAGGAACTATATAGTGCTTTACTGATAGCACTTAAAACTAAATACAAGGATACGGGAATCGGCGTGTATGATACCTTCCTGCCGCCGGATGGGACACCGTATCCTTTTGTCTATCTTGGGGATAATCAAGTCGTAGATGATTATGGAAACAAGTCTATGATTACCGGACACGTTTACCAAACTGTGCATGTATGGCATGATGACCCCAAAAAAAGAGGCACACAGTCCAGAATCATGGCAGAGATCAAGGACATTGCACGAAGTATCCGAGACACCAAGTCATATCACTGGAGCATCCGGAACATCAATCAGCAGGTGATACCGGACACGACGACCAGTCAACCGCTTCTGCATGGAGTGCTTGATTTGGAATTTGAAATTACAGGAGGAAAACAATGATGATGAATCTACAACTATTTGCAACCGATGTAGAAAAGGTAAAAGGTACAGAAATCATCTATTTGTACCGTTTATTGAGCGAAAAATCATCGGAAGCAGCAACACATATCGCTTTTTCTGAAGAGAACGAATTATCCATGAAGCGTGATGCGGATACGACACAGACAAAAGACGGTCCTATCCGTACACCAGGTACGCCGGAATTGGAAATCACGGCAAAATCTATCCTTGCCAAAGGCGATACCATGATCAAGAAGTTGAAAAATGCCTTGCTTTCCGGAGAGATCGTGGAAGTATGGCGTGTCAACTTGGCCGAAGAAGGTACAGACACGAATGCAGGCAAGTATGAGGCTACATACTACCAGGCCAACGTGACTGAATTGACAGAAACATCCAATGCCGAAGATGCATGTGAAGTAGAAATCACTTTCGGTGTCCAAGGCAACGGTGCAGACGGATATGCAACCGTATCCGATGCACAGAAAGAAGCTGCTTCCTACGTCTTCAAAGACACTTCCAAGGAAGCAGCCTAACTTATAGCAACTGGGACGTGATCAACACGTCCTTTTTTTGACTGTAGAAACGAAATAAGAAAGAGGTAGATACATATGAATACTATGCAACTTGAAATCGGCGGAAAAGAGTACACATTCAAAGCGTCCATCGCATTCATGCGAGACCTTAATAAAAAAGTCAAAGAAAAAGCTAATGATCGTGATGTGGACGTAGGTATGATCTACTCGTTGGCCGGTGTCATTGACCGTGATATCGAGGCTCTGATTGACGTACTGTACGCCATGAATATCAACTTCACACCACGCATCAAAAAAGAAACTTTGGAATCATATATCGAAGATTGTGAGGACATCGACGGACTGTTCGATGAGGTGAACGATTTTTTATCGAAAGCGAATGTCTCAAAAGCCAAGATGAAGCAGCTGATGGATGCAATCAAGAAGAATCAGAAAGGAACGAAATAACATTTTCTGAATTCTATGAATCTGTTGCTCTGAACTGCTTCCGTTATCTCGATTTCAAATCGTTTGATGAGGTTGACCGCTTAAACATCAAGGAATATCAACTGCTGATGAAGGCTCATAACCTTCAATTTGTTGATGAAATGTACATGTTACATATGCAAGCTTTCAAAAACTTCCAGGTAAGAGCCCGCAAGAAGAGCGGACGACCGGTATATCGAAACTTTGACAAGTTCTACAACTATAGAAGAGAAGTGGATCGTGTAATGAACGGAAACAAAGCAGAAGAAAACGATAAGTTCGCAGACCTCAGACGTTTCGTTTCACAGCAAGCAAAGAAAAAGGAGGGCAATTGATATGCCTGAACAATATTCAGTAACCGCCTCCCTTTCTGCTAGAGACTCTAATTTCACAAATACCTTCGAACAGGCTCTTGACGTATTGAAATCGTTAGACAGGGCAGTCCATCAGATTGCAACCGTGGTATTAAAAGCACAGGACAATATGACCCCGGTCGTGGATGATGCCATCAAGGCTTGTCAACAGGCAGACCAAGCGGCATCCGACATTGCAGAGGCAAAGCTTGATGCCAACGATAACATGACACCAACGGTCGAAGGTGCCGTCGGTACGCTCGAAAAAGCCAAGTCCGAGGCATCGGAAGGCGTCGAAGCAGAACTGGAAGCAACCGACAACATGAGCGGACCGGCCGAGGATGCAGTATCCGCAGTACTGAAGGTACAAGATGCAGTCGGTTCGGAACTGAAAGCTCAATTTGAAGCAGTAGACAATATTTCGCCAAAGGCAACCAAAACAGAGAGCGTTATCTCCAAATTAAAAGGGTTCATCAAGTCTATACCGGAAATGGTGTTAAAAGGTCGTGATGAATCGCTTGGAAAAACGGCAGACGAAGCTATCACCAAGATGGATACACTGTCGTCCAAAATCAAGAGCGGTATCGGTTTTGGCGCACTGATGGCCATCGGTAATCGTGCGGTCAATGCCTTATCCAATGGTGTACAGGGACTTGGCGAGTCATTCAATACATCAAGTCTTGCATGGAAATCCTTTAACGGAAACATGCAGATACTCGGTGCATCCGGTGACCAGATAAAATCCGTACAGAAAGACCTGGAAAACTATGCACAGGCCACTGTATACAATGCCAGTGATATGGCATCCACCTATGCACAGTTGGCCGCCGTTGGTACGAAAAATACGGCGCAACTGGTCAAAGGCTTTGGCGGTCTAGCAGCTGCCGCAGAAAATCCAAGCCAGGCGATGAAGACACTGAGCCAACAGGCCACACAGATGGCCGGGCGTCCAACTGTCGCATGGCAGGATTTCAAGCTCATGCTTGAGCAGACCCCATCAGGTATTGCCGCAGTCGCAAAACAGATGGGCATGTCTACACAGGATATGGTACAGGCAGTCCAGGATGGCAAGATCAAGACGGAAGATTTCTTCAATGCCGTTGAACAGGTCGGAAACTCTGATGCGTTCAATAATATGGCGCAGAACTTCAAATCTGTCGGTCAAGCCATGGATGGATTGTATGAAGATGTAACGGCCAAATTTATGCCAGTATGGGATAAATTACAGGATATAGGAATCAATGCCGTACAGGGCATCATATCCGCAATGGATCGTATCGATGTTGGAGCACTAACGGCAAAGATTGACGGATTCATTGCCGGCGCAAAAAAGAGCTTTGATGACTTTTGGAGCTCATTCATCAATTCAGGCGCCGTCGATTCATTGAGAAACCTGTTCGATGATCTTGGTCCGGCCATAGCTAATGTGGCAAGTTCGCTTGGAGGTGCCAGTGGTATCTTTTCGACGCTTGGTACCGTCATTGGTACCGTTGTTGACAAGGTGGCCGAACTGGCGGACAAGATTGCACAGTTTGTGGCCAACATGTCGCCTGGACAGGTACAGGCCTTTGCCGATGTTATTACAGGCCTTGGTGTGGCTTTCCTTACGATCAAGGGTGTTAGCTCGATTGCTACAAAGATTAAGAAGATTGGTGATACTGCTCAAAATGCAGTTGGTCCAATCAAATCACTGGCCGGAAAGATAAAGAGCATCTTTACAAAAGGCAAAGGGGCATCCGATACTGCCGAAGATGTCAAAAAGATTGGCGATAATGCCAATACGGCAAGTTCTCAATGCCAACAGGCAGGGCAACGCATCAAAGCCGTATTTCAGGGAATTGGCGATGTGATCAAGTCCATAGGCACGGCAATATCCGACATTGTTAAATCAATCGGTACGGCCGTCTCTGATATCGTCAAATCATTAGGCACTGCAATCAGTACGGCGGCACAAGGTATTGGAACTGGTTTGGCTACCGCATTCCGAGGACTTGGCGAAGCATTGGCCATGGTGCCTCCTAGTACATGGCTTGCCATTGGTGCAGCTGCATTGATGGTTGGCGCGGCTTTTGCACTTGTCGGTACACAGGCAGACGGCTTATCACAGATATTAGGCGCATTGGCACCAATCGTTGATACAGTGGTTGCCGGAATCGTGGCTGTGGCACAGACATTGCCGGCCATTATCCAGGCCATTGGCGATGCGATCCAGTCAACATTGCAAGGCATTGCAACTGTCGTTGAATCCATTGGAACGGTCATTAAGGACGCGTTCCAAGGCATCGCAGACGTAATTTCATCCGTTGGAGATGCAATTAAATCCGCTTTGGACGGAGTTGCCGATATCATCACGGCCTTTGGAGATAACGTCAAATCTGTATTGGATGGTGTATCGGACGTATTCAAAGGATTCGGCGAAGGTGTAAAGAGCATCCTTGACGGTGTGGCCGGAGTTGTCGAATCGTTCGGAAAGAGTGCTTTGAATGCCGGAAAAGGTGTTGAACATCTAGCCACAGGATTATCCAAGATAACGCATCTGAACCTTGGTGATATGACGGCATCATTGGCAGCCGTCGCACTGGGAATTGGCAAGATCACGAAGAAATCCGCAGAAATCGACACAGTAGGCGATTCGATGAGAAACCTTGGAAGCGCCGTACAAACGCTTTCCACCAATGGAAGCACGGCGGCGGCATCCATGTCCACTATCGCAACATCTATCAGTACGATGGGTTCATCGATATCAACGATTCCAGGGCAGTTCCAGATGCTTAATGCGGCTCTGGTACAGTTCACGGCATCGGCCATGATGGTTGGCACAACATCTATCATGATCGCGACCGGAATGACGGCATTAACGGCGTCTGCCATGATGGCATCGACGACCATGCTCATGCTTGGCACGATGAGTGCTATGGCATCGGCATCCATGACCATGCTCAACGGTATGATCATGATGGCAAGTGCTACCATGTCAATTTTTGATACAGACCTACTGATTGCATCCAATTACATGACCATGCTTGGAACATCTGCCATGACGGCATCCGCAAGCATGGCATCTATAGCAGCATCGGCCATGAGTGCATCCGCTTCTCTCATGATGATAAGCACAGGTGCAGCAGCCGCAATTGCATCCATGATGATGCTTTCAGCAATCGCCATGAGTGCTATGGCAGGATTTGCGTCGGCCATCGCCGCAGGTGCAAGCGCTGGTGTGTCGGCTATGCAGTCTGCATGCAGTTC